TTACCTATTATCGCTGCTCCGATTTCTCCGATACCAACTGGCAAAAATGATAAGTCGTTTTCTTGTGTAAAAACACCTGGACTAACAATTCTTTCGGCCATGTTTATTTCTCCTCTATATGATTACTGTGTGAAAAACACTTCTTATTTGTAAGTATTTCTTAACTATATATAAATATCCCTGAAAATCCCAAAATATCACTGTTTAGATGAAAATTTACCACTTTCTATATCTAAAGTTCCTTGGCCATACTTATCACTTAATTTTTTAGCCAAATCAGACTCTTTTTGTTTTATTGCATCAAAAGCAGCCTCTATAGATTCTCTTTGTGAATTAAGTGCTCTTTCCTGTATTGCAAGTTGACCAAAAGCTACTATTATTTGGTCTGATTCTTGTTGTAGGGACTTTAACTCTTCTAACTCTTCTTTTTCTATTATTACATCCTTTGTTGTAGTTTGCTCTGCTTTAGCTGCTCTATGAGCTTCTAACTTTTCTTGAATGTCTTGTTCTAAAACCATTTACTTTCTCCTAAAAATTACTTTGTTTATATTTACTTCGTAGTGAATTACTTCCAGGTTCTCCATCACCTTCGAAGTTTCTTTTTGTTGAATCCAGAGTACTTCCTTCATCTATTAAAGAACCTGTGCTATTTATATTTGAACTATTTTGATTAACAGGATTGTTTATGTCATTAAATACAAACTCTGTAGTCGTTACAGCTTTTGCACCAAATGTTCTGTTTGCAAACTTAGTAGCATCCTTTTGTACGCTATCTGGTATAACATAACCATTCATTGTTATTTGAAAGTTTGCTCTAATTGACCTATCTACTCCTTGCTCAAGATTATTCTCTGTTGAAAAACTATCCATCATTGCTAAAAATTTGAAACTATTTTTATCACCCCAGTAAGAGTTTGCATTATAGTTTATATCTTCAATTATCTTATTCTGTTGTGCAACGTATTCTGTCCAGACTATTACGTCGTATGTAATTTTTAGATAATCTGGAATGATAACATTGTAGAATTCTTTAGATGGCTTTACACCTCTAAGTATATTGAATCTATCGTATCTATTTTTGGCATTATATCTTGTAGTAAATTGTCTAATTACATTTGTTGGATCTGCAGCATCTATTTTATTACCCATCATGCCTTCAACTCTTTCCATACCAGTTCTTCTATACATGATTAAAGGTATCTGTATTTTTCCTTTAGTGTCTCTAAATGCTCCACTTTTTTGTACAGACTTCCATCTTTCTGGAGAACCATATATTATAGGTACATCTATCATTTCTTCTCCATCATCAACCTTAGGCTTTATTACTTGGTTAAAATAATAGGTAATAGCCTCATCTATATCATAGATTCCAATAGTAATGTCTTTTACTTTAGAATCATTTTTAGATATTCTATCTTGTCTATTTGATGCTATTTGTTTTCTGTTTGCCATTATAGATTACTTATCCTATTATTTACTCCAGATCTTATTTTTTCTAATTTAAGTTTACTTTTTCTTGTTTCATGAGTGTTTACAATTATTGAGAAACTAGAACCAAACTCTCCACCTAGAGAATCTGTTCTTCCACCATCAATGAATCCTTTATCTGTGTCTGGATTCTTACCAAATAAATATTGATGCTCATGTACCTCATCTACTTCCCAATAAGTTGCATCCCACCAGATAATATCTCCAATTTCAAGTACTACATTTGCAGCAGGTGTTCCAATACTTCCAGCAGGTAGTAAATCATCTCTTAAAAACTTAAATTCTGCTCCATGGTTTACATCTGCTCCAAACTCATCACTTGACCATTCTTCATCTCGCATATCAATTAAACATGCAACTCTT